AAGCACAGATCTTTCCTTCTTTTTGTGCAAGACCAATCATCTGTAGGCACAAAGAAGACTTTGCAGAAGACTTTGATCCCCAGATAAGAACCTGACGACCATATGGTAGACCACCATTTAAAGCCTTATTAAGACCAAAACTAGGAGTTGCTGCGTACTGTGTTGCTGGAATTGTGTCTCCAGCCATTACAGTCTTGCGTAGTTTTGGATTTAGTTGTGCTAAAACATCTTCTACTGTAACTACCATTAAAATCTTACCCCATGCTTCTTTGGTCTATTAGAGTTCTTTTCCATTTTTTCTTTAATTGCTGTATCTAAAGATTTAGTCATGTATCCTGCTTCTACCATTCCTGCGTATAAGTCTAGGGTGCGAATAATAATATCTGCAAACTCATCTGATAGTTGGCCTGGATCCATCTCTTTTCTAAGTGCTTCCATAGCCTCAACAACCTCAGAGACAATCATCATCATTTGTTTAGTAACAAATATTTCATCTGCTGTACGATCCCAGAAGCCTTTTTCTACTGCATTCTTGTGTATCTTTACTGCTAAATCATCAAACATTTTCCACCTCATCCATTATAACAGTGCCATCCTTTGTCTTTCCAAACTTAAACTTGTAAACATTTCCTGCTTCAATTGTCATGTATGCTCTAGCAAATGATGTTGGAAATACAGTAATTGCATGTAGTTCTCTACCAGAATCTGCTAAGGTTAGTGAAGCCATCTTCTTTCCAGTCTTTGTAATTCTTGGTTTAAAAGATACAACAAAGTGCTCACCTTCTTTAAATGGTAACATCTTATAGTTTAAGAACTTAACAAGTGCATCTTTGGACTCTTTGACTTCATCTGCTGGAACCGCAGACACGATTCTATTATCATTAACTAAAGCAATATACGTTCTTCCAGCCTCAATGGTTGTATTCTCATCATCAAAAATACCAACAGATCCAGTTTTATCTAACAACTCTACCCTTGACCAGCCTTTGCTTCTCTTAATAGATTTTATCATACCCATAAGAATAAAGGCTCCCTTTTCTTCATATTCTTCAACATCATTTAAATATGCATAGTAATGTTGTGGGATAGATGTATTAAACTCGGGTAGGTTTAAATACTCATATAGGTTTTCTTTTACTTCATTTGCATTAGCAGGATTATCTGTAAATGTTAATGCTCCTACCGCCCTCATTGCATTAAGTGCACGAGTGTTTACTCCATTGCCCTTTGTAAAAGTAAAGTCTTCTACTTCTTTGTATGTTTTAAAAGGACGGGCCTGGATATATCTTTCAGCGATAGTATCAGAAATAAACTTGATAGCAGATAGGCCAAAACGAATACCCTTTCCTTCAATCTTGAAGTCTTTGTCTGAATCATTAATATGAGGCAACTTAACTGGTATGCCCATTCTTTTAGCCTCAATTAAATACTCTGTTCTAGTATCTTTATCTTTTTCATTTTTAAGCAATGCAAACATAAACTCTAGAGGATAGTGATACTTTAACCACGCCGTCCAATACGAGAGCGTAGAGTAAGCAACCGCATGAGACTTGTTGAACGAGTATCCCGCATGTGCTTCAAAGTCATGCCATAAATCAAGAGCCTGATTGGGAGCAATATAGGCAGAAGCACCTTTGATAAACCTGTCTTTGAACTCATCAAACTCTTTAGCATCCTTTTTCTTTCCAATGATCTTTCTAACTTTATCTGCTTCCGACATGGACATACCGCCAAGTTGTACGCATGTTTGCATAACTTGTTCTTGGTAAAGAATGCAGCCATAGGTATCCTCCGTAAATTCTTTTAATATTGTATGAGTATAGTCGATGTTTTGACGACCATGCTTACGTGCAATATAATCTTTTCCAATAGTGTTCATGGCACCAGGACGAACTAAAGCATTTGATGCAGCCAGTTCTGATAGATTTTTAACACCCATCTTAATTAGGAGATTTGTATATGGTGCTGCTTCACACTGAAAGATACCTTTTGTGTACCCGTCAGAAAGCATTTGATAAACATTCTTATCATCCATGTCTATCTCTAGCAGGTTAATCTTTTTCTTATCTCTTTCTTCAATCATGTCAAGAGTGTCTTTAAGAACACTGAGAGTTTTTAGTCCAAGAGCATCAATCTTGATTAAACCAATCTTCTCTGCTTCTTCCATGTCTACCGCAACCACGGGAATGCGAACATCACTGCCAGTAACAGAGCGTGTTTCTAGTGGAGCATACTTAAAGATTGGATCTTTACTGGTAACTACACCAGCAGCGTGAATACCAGTTCCTCTAATGCGCCCACGCAATTGATCTCCATATACTTCTACTTCAGGATACTTCTCTCTAAACCATGCAGCATTTCTAGAACCACAGTAGTCGTCCCATGTATCAACTGTTTTTAAAACTTTGTTTACGTCAGGCAAAGGAATGTTTAGGGCTCTTGCAACATCTCTAACAACACCCTTATCTTTAAATTGAAGGAATGTAGCAATAGAGGCAACATGTCTGTACTGTCTAACTAGATAGTCTTTAACTTCATCTCGTCTTGAATCTTGAATGTCTGTATCAATATCAGGAAAGTCATTACGTTCTGGATTGATAAATCGGAAGAAAAGCAATCCATGTTTAATTGGATCAATATCTGTAATTCCAAGTGTATAGCAAAGCAATGAGCCAGCAGAAGATCCACGCCCTGGACCAACCATGATATCTTCTTTCTTTGCCCAGTTAAGCATGTTACGAACTACAAGAAAATATGGAGCAAAGTTTTTATTGTTAATGATAGTTAATTCTTCATCTAATCTGTCAAGGTAGTTTTGCTTGTCTGCCAAGCCACGTTCTTTAAGACCTTCTAGTGCAAGTTTCTTTAACTCTTCACCTGGCTTTGGATATTGAACTGGAAGAAGGTTTAAGCCTTCTTTAATGTCATAATCTTGTACCTTGTTGGCAATCTCTATTGTTGAAGTAAACATATCTTCACGATCAATACCCTGCTTTAGCATTGCATCTTTCATTTCTTCGTATGAAAGTAGATGAATATCAAACTTATTAAAACTCATCATTCTATTAGCACCATATAGGTAATCAAGTCTATCCATAAAGGATTCTTTTTTCTTTGACTTCTCATATGTTGCATCTTTTTCTAACTTAGCATGAGTATTGAGAATAAGCATTAACTCTTGAATTTCTTTCTGACTGGAGTCAGAGTGATGGCAGTCTGGTGTTACAACAATCTTAATCTTCATTGCATCGGCAAGTTCAATAATTCCTTTATTGATTTCTGCAGAGTTATGTGGCATTACCTCAATATAGTAGTCATCACCAAACTCATCTTTGAACCATTGCATATGTCTCTTTGCGGTTGCTAGTTCACCTAATTCTACCGCCTTGGCAATCCAACCACTAAGGCAGCCAGATGTAACTATTAGACCTTCTTTGTATTTCTTTAATACATCAAAATCAAATCTTGGCTTACTAAAGAAACCTTCAGTCCAAGCAATTTCATTAATCTTATTTAGGTTTTCTAAACCTGTTTGATTCTTAGCGAGAAGAACTATATGATGATAGTTTAAGTCAAGAGGATCAGTGCGTTCTGCCTTTGCTCTCTTGTCATTCATATCTCTTGTCATATAGCCTTCTACGCCAAGAATTGGTTTGATGCCCTTTGCTTTTGCAATACGGTGCAGTTCCCTATGCCCAGATAAAGAACCATGATCTGTGATAGCCAATGCTGGCATACCAAGTTCAACTGCTCGGTTAACGTATTCTTCTGGAGTAGCAACACCATCCATTAAGGAGTAGTGTGTATGGACATGCAAACCTACGTAATTCATCTATTACCAGTCGATATTCGTACTGGTTACAGATGGAGTATCAAATCCAAAGTAGAATGCTTCTTGCTCTGGATAAGGAACTTCACGGACAACCTTTTCTAGGTTGAAGAACTCATAGCCATCCCATTTGAATGGCTCAGAGTCAGGTATGCTTGGAATTAATGTGTAGTTGGTTTCAGTTCCCTGACCATTACGCTTTAACTTCCACTGTAGATTGGATACGCTTCCTGTTTCAAGTGCGTATTCACGAATTGTGTTGAATGCTGATTGCTTACTAATGCCCTGTGACCACACGGCGACATAGGCTTCTTCTGTTCCGTCATCAACAAGAACGTTTGTGTAGAAACGCAAACGTGCTCTCCAGCCAGATTTAGGCTCTTTACGAGCCATCTCACAGCCAAAGCAACGACCCTCAGACTCCTGAGTACATGCTGCTTTGCGCTTATAGTCCTTTGGATTTGTATGCTCTGAACACACAACTGCTAGACCACGATCTTCATTATAGTTTGCTGAGTCTGCATCTAACTCATTAACAAAACGAATCTTTGCTGCTTGTCCGTCTGCTAACTTAACCCAACGAACCTTTGTTCCTGTACCTTCGTATTTTGGCTTGTCGACTAGGGCGTTTATATTTTTTAATCCCTTTACAATAGTCATGTTTCTCCTTATATAAGTGTTTTATTATTTTAGCATAGAGTCAATAACATTGTCAAACTGGAACTCAAGAGTTCTAATTTCATCATCTGTCATATCGCCTATGTCTTTGTATTTTTTGTCTGGTCTAATAATCGTAACTAAGTTACCCATCTTTTCAGTAAGTTTCTCAGACATAATCATTCCAGCATCATCATTGTCTGCTACTAATACGACACCTGTAAAGTACCGTTTCAAAAGTTCAATCTGGCTTGATGAAACATTTGCCCCTAGGGTAGCAACCGCAGGGAAACCTACTTGATCTAATCTTATCGCATCAAAAGAAGATTCTACAACATAGACTATCTTTGATGCTTTTACTCTGTGAAGATTAAAAAGTATCTTGCTTTTTGGAAGTCCTGGAGTATTCTTAAACTCTTTGCCTTCAATTGTTCTTGCAACAAAACCGATAGACATTCCATCTGGAGATTGCATAGGAATAACAACTGAATCTTGTTTTTCAGAATAACCTAAATCAAATTTTATCACAGATTCTCTTGTAAGTCTACGACCTTCAAAATATGTCATTGCTCTTGGAGAATCTAATGCTTGTTTGTTTAGTCTTTTAATAAGCAACTCATCATACTGAACAAAGTCAGGAATTTGATGTAATGCTCTATTAATAACTGCTTCAATATCTGTTTCTGTTTCTTTGCTTTTTATAAATCTAACTGTTTCAAAATATGTTCTACTTGTCATATGCATAATTAACTCAACAAGACTTCTAGTTGTTTGACAACCAAAACAAAAGAATAATCCAGACTCTTTTGAAACTTCCCCTGCTGGAGTTCTATTATTATTATGATAAGGACAAAAAATTATATAATCAGTTCCATACTCAGCCTCAATGTCAATTCCTGCTCCAGTGAGCACTCTATGTATTTGCTGCGTTGTATATAACTCTTTAGCCATTTTTGTCTTCAAAGTCCTTATATCTGTAATAGCCCTTATCAAAGTCTGCTTGTACTAGGAAGTCTCCCATAAAACCATTACGGTTCTTTCTAAATGCACATTCAATAATATCACTATTGGTACCACGACCAAGTGCTAAAACCCAGTCAGCATCATATGCAATCTGTCTAGACCATGCAGTTTGACCCAATGTTGGAACTGTGCTTAAATCTTTTACATCATCAGGTGTTGCAGATGATATAGCCATAATGGGAACTTCTTCACTAATAGCCATAAGTTTAAGTTCTCGTGAAAGGTTCTTCATTCGTACCGTTTCATTATCTGACTTTTGATTTGGACTCATCAACTGCAAGTAGTCAACAATAACAAAGTCAGGCTTGTACTGATCAATCTTTCCACGAATAACTGAAGGAGTTACTTCTCCACCTTGATCATTTGAAATAATGTGAAAGTGTGGTTTTCCTTGAAGTTTGCTTTCGTGCCACTTCTTTAACATGTCAAGTTCAACATCTCCATTAGAAAGTTTTCTGTGTGACCAAAGACCTTCACCCATAATAGTAAAAGCACGATTTCTAACTTCTGTTTCTGACATTTCAAGACTGATGATTAGTGGAGTCTTACCCTGCTTCCATGCTTGTACAGCAAAGTACAAAGCAAGCCATGACTTTCCAATACCTGGATAAGCAAGAAACACACCAAGTTGTCCTGGCATAATTCCAGAAGGCAAGTAGTTATCAAATCCTGGAAGACCAGTTTTGATTCCAATATGACCTAGTTCTTGTTGCTTCTTTACATTTTCAAAATACGCAATCGCTGAATCAATGTCTGTAGCATCAATGTCACGAATTGCAGATGTATTTTTCTTTAACTCAGAAGTCTTCGTGATTAGTTCTTCTAGGGCTTTTGATCCTTCTCCCTGTTGAATCTCAGATGCAGCATTACGAATAATATCTTTTAGGCTGTCATTTAAGTATTCTGTTTGTAACTCATCAAGATGATGCTTGGTTGCCCCAATACCCTCTGCTGGTGTAAAGTCTCTAAACTTTTCAACAACCAAGGATGTTGGCGGAACAGTTCCATTTGCTTCAGAATAGTTTCTGATAAAGTTCCATACATCGTTATGCGTTCTAAGAAGATTTTCAACATTTGCTTGAAGGAGTACGTGTACCTGCTTATCTGATAAAACTGCAGTGATTAATTTTGCTTCTGTATTATTCACCCAGCCACTCCTTTGCTCTAGCCCTGCGCTCTGTTCGCTCTTTGTCATCTTGTTCTTTATCAAGTTTACCATTAAGAATTTTTTCTGCATTGTATGCAAAGAAATTCCAAGTAGGGTCTTGTGCAATACTAAAGTAATAATCTAATAAGTCATAGCAAGCAGGAAGTCCGTAGGATTCAACAAGTGCATCTGATGCCCACTGCTCAACGTTTAAATTGAGATTAGACTTTTGCTCGTATCTCTGCAAGTAAAGTTTATTGTAGCGACTGAGCAAAGCCATTCGGTCTTTGCGTTCAGCCACTTTACTCTGCTACGATCTCGGCTTTTGCTTCGTTTACTTTTTCAATTACCTTATTTTCAACGAATGCATAGACTCTGTCCATTGCTTCGTTTGTGGTTTCACCCTCACGAGTATAGTCAACAACACCAAGATCAACTCTTAGTGATTGAAAATTTCCTAGATTAAGCGTATATCCTAATGTTACATTTACCTTTGTTGGTTCATTTGTTACTACGTAATTACTATTTTCCATTATCCCGCCCATTTCTAAATTATATAGACTCATTCCACACTGGAATAAATCGTCCATCTTCTGTTCTCGTATAAACCAGTATACCATCGCCAGTTCTTCGTGTCAACTCCTGACTTGTAGGAGTCATGTTATTAGTTATTAAATTATCTTTTCTTGGTCTTCCAATATGTATACTTGCAAGTATATCACGTATCTCTTTTAGTTGCGATTCAGAGTAGTATGCTCTTACTTGCCAATCTCTTACCCCGTCCAATTGAGATCCCATTGGTGGAGGAATCACTCCTCGTTTAATTAACAATGGAATATATTTGCGATGCCTATTGACAAGTCTTGCAGTTTCTGCTACAGTGTATGCTCGTTCTCTATTTTTTCTAAAGTCAGAACGGAAGCATGTTTCTATTCTATCTTTTGTAATATTATAAACAGAAACCATTCCTGTTGATCTTGAACTATGATAAAGCCTAACTAAATCACCATTAAGAAACCAGATTTTTTTATTTCCAGTAACTACAGGCTGACTATTGTAGTTTTTGCTCTCAAGTTTTCTTGGTTTAAAATCCATCTACCCTCCTTGCTATCTGAAGGTGGGTGAAAAAATTTTCTTGAACCACAACAGATGCAATAAGTCTCAACATGTATCTGGCTAGAATATTGTCTATCAACAAACATCTTGCCATTGCATTTTATGCAATGCATTACCCAATCCCCTTTAGTTTGGAATACCAATAATGATAAGGTGCACTGCTAGAGAAAGATCTCCAGAAGCACCAAATCTAACAATACCTTCTACCCTTGAAGTTGTTACACTTTTTAGGATAACGTTTACATTTTGTCCTGCTGGTGTATTGCCAATATTAACTGCAGTAGCAGAGGCAATCGGTGCATACTTAAAGTCTGACGGGAAATCATAAGAAAATGTTTTTTCGTTACCAGCACTGACTGTAGAGTTATTGGCAACCTCTACGTACCCACCTACAACTCTTGCCTCAGATGTTTTTATACTTTGCTTACCAGCAGAAACAGTATCTACTGTAGTGTAGTTATAGGTTGCAGATGATACCTGTGTTGCAACATCATTTAACGCATCTGCTAACTGATAGATGTATGTAACATCTAGCGGTTGTCCTCGTTCTGGTAGCGGTACTTTAGCCATTATCTCTCCATTATATCATTAAACAGTCTGGTTTAGCAATCTATAAACTTTAAGAAAAGGTGTTCCAGCAGCCCCGTCAGATCTTTCAATTGGAAATCCTGGCAGATAGACCTCAACACTTAGTCTGTTTGGTGGAGATGGCTGAACAATATTATTTATTGTATATTGTGAGGGTATTGGAATAGACAAAGATGTTGTAGACAATCTTTCTTTATATAACCAATCACCAGCATCTCCTCTATCCCATCTCAGCCATATATCATATTGTGATTCTTTTCTAATAAAATATGTATTTGCTCCATCAACCTTATTTAGTGTAACAGAGTCCCAAACTAAACTAGCAATACTTCCTGCTTTATTAAAAACAATACTACCAGAAACAAATGTGTAGTCTGGTTGTACTAAATATATTGGAGACCAGTGAGATGTTCTGTTTTTATCAGAAGAAACAATCCTATATCTTAAGGAGTAGCCCTCTGTAACACTACTTATTGGTGGTAGGTCTGTAGTAGAAAGTTTAAATTTTTTAATTGCCTCATCTGCCATTATGTTACCCCTACAGAAAATCTAAATTCAATATAATTGCTTGTATTTGGTGATTTAATAATCGTTTCAGCGTCTGTATTTTTAACAACAGAATATCCTGTTAGTCCATATAATGGATTTGTTGTTGCAATGTTTTCTAATCTAAGGGCATCTAGTGCAATATAGTAGTCTGCAGATGGCACATCAGAAACTATTGCACAAGCATATATCTTTACTACAGTTACAGCATTCCACGTAAATCCTTGTGTTTGATATAACTCTTGTAGTTGAGTAGATGCTACATAATATCTGTTAGTTTCAAAGTCATATGTTCCACCAGTACCGCTGCCATTTTCTAATTCAATTTCAAATCTTGCAAATTCTCCAGTATTTTCTGCATCTGTTTCTGCAAAATCTACAAGAATTCTTACCGTATCTGGAACTGATGCTGAGTCTCCATCTTTGCTAATAATGGAAAATGCAAGACGCAGTTCATCTATTGGAGAGTTTCTGCTAAAGTTAACATCTGCTCCAGTTAGGTGAATGTGATTTGAACCAGCCTCAATAATAAAATGTCCAGCAGAACTTCCAGTTGATGGATCAACTGTTAAGTCTGAATCATCTCCCTGTATCAAAATAATATTATTTAAAAATCTTGCACGTTCATATCTTTCAGGTCTTGGTGATTTATAAAATATTGAGTTATCTGCGTTAGTTTGAAACACAGGGTCTGCGGTAGCGATTACGTTATCATCTAGAGGATCATCTAATGGCTCAGTAATAGTAGGAATAGATGTCGCTGCTACGTTTGTATGATATTGCCAGTTTTCTCCTTGTGTAAAAGCAAATATAGTCTTGCTATCATATGCTCCAGCAGAAGGATTTGATCCCGCTGAGTATAGTCCAATTTCAGTTATTTCATATCTTTCTTCTGTTGGAAGTTCAGCAGTTAAAACTAATTTTTCTGTTGCACCATCATTAACAAATCCTCTAGAAGAAATTGGTATACGAAACATCTCAAAATCTAGGTTTTGTTTATCAGAATAATCTCCATATGGGTCGGAGGTTGCTAATGGTTGTGCCCCACAGCCCACGGCAATGTATGAAGCGTATGCTGGTGCTTGACCAAGCAAATACTTTCCAATTATAGACTTTCCAGTGTTAGTTATCATTTAAATTTCCGCCTCATATATTGTACCACTTGCAGTAACCTCTAGTTCAATTTGTTCATCTGCAAGCATATTTACTGACTCAATGACCAGTTCTCCTGTTGTTGTGTCAACATAAATATGTGCACCTGCTGGTCCTGTTGCTTCCAAAGGAACCTTTTCTTCAAACTTTATTGAAAAGTTTTGAAAGTATTTATCTGATGTTGCCTGAAGACTAACTATATTATTAGGGTTATACTGTTGCTGAATGGCAGTTAAATTTTTAATAGGTTGATAGACAATATTTTGTCCATTTACTGTATCATTTCTAGCAATATTGATTAATTCTTGCCCCCCAATATTTTCAAATATTAGGTCTGCCATAATCTCAATTGGCACAGAGTCGTCATTAAAAAGAATTGTATCTATTGGTGCTGTTTTTACTGGTGGAGGTGGAATAACTGTTGCAACTGGAGATATTGTTGCTGGTGTAAGCGGAGTTGAAGCAACTGGTTTTTCTTTTGGTTCAATAATTCTTGAAGACTGAAAATCTGTTTCTGTTTTTGCTGCTTTTGCTGCTTTTGCTGCATCTCTTGCTGTTGTATCTGCTTTTACTCCTGGAGCAATCATTCCTGGCCCAAAACCAATATCCCAACCTGCTGCTGCAAAACCTTGCCCTGTAGCAGATGCTGCAACCTGAGATGCGGAAAGTTGTTTTCCAGATTCATCATAAAAAACTTTTTTTGAACCAGTTGCGTTTGGATTATAATTTGGCATTCCCTTTGCTGCAGGATCATTTGTTTCCACAGTAGAAAGATCTTGTCTTCCATATTGATCTTTAGAGGTGTCAGAAGTTAGTTTAGATGCTGTAAATATGCCAGATGAACCTGTTGGCTCTAAGACTGTTTTGCCAACGTTCTCGCCTGGTTGACCTGGAATAATCATACCTCCATATCCAGTAGCCAGGCTTTTTAAACCTTGCTCCTGCATTATTTCCATAAGTCTTTTATCTATTTTATATTGTATGTTTGGATTCCATGGAGCAGCAGACTGTTCTTCTAGTAAAAGAGCAAGTTGTTTATCTGGTTTTATTAAACTGTCTGGATCAAGATCTGCCATACTACACCTCACTCAAATAAATAGTCATAGAAGGACCTGACAGACTTCTTCCATATTCAATATTATATACTACAAACCTATCAGATGTTGTAGCAACTAAATCTAGTCCATCACTATTTTTATAATCTAGTGTGACAATATCTCCAAGTTGAAGTGTTGGAATTGAAAACATATTGATTCCAATAGACTTTTTAGGAGTCATAACTTTATTTATGATCCAGCCCATAAGTTCATCGGCATCGTCTTGTGTTTGTATGTATTGACTATCAATTGTAAATTCGTTCTTACCATAGATAAGCCTGCTCAATTTAATTTGATCATATTTTGCTTTTTCTATCAATGGAGAAGTTATAAGTGTGCTACCCTGCAACTCTGGATCTGACAGGTTGCTTTGTTTTTTAAAGTATTCATCTACGGTTAATTCATAAGATGTGTCCTGAGTAAATGTAATTCCTTGAATTCTAAGATAGTTTCCAGTGGTATCGTCTAGGTTTAAAGCAGTATCTGTAGCATTAAATATTAAAAATTCTGCTCCATAAGAATCAGCCTGAAAGCCAGATACGGTATAGCCCTTAATTCTATTAAATGTTGGAGATAGTTGTGCATATAGTGCTGGGTAAGATCTGTCATACTTAATATCAAAATAAGCACACTCTCTCATGATTGATCCAAATTCATCAAAATACATATTGTACTGGGGAGGTTGTTGAGAACTTATTCCAGAAAGATATGTCCCCTGTATTAATCCACTAACTGCATATTTTCTAAATGATTCATTTGCATCAATTTCTGTATCTCCGAATACACTTGATAAGGTTTGCCCAACAACCGAAACTGTATTTTGAGAATAGTTATTTGTTAATGCATAAATATTTTCAAACATGCATCTAGATGAACCACGGACAAACAATGCCATATTATTATAAATTGGCAATGGATCTGTATCGTCAACTATTTTTATAAGTTTATTATTAACATACAGGAAAAACCTTCTAGTAGTTCCAATATCTTGATACTCTACGTATAGATCATATACTGTTGGCTTGTCTTCTCCAGACATTCTATATTGTCCAGTAAATCTTCCATCATCAACGATAATGCTGGTTAGTCCACCCCATAGTTTAATTGGTATTGCATTATTGTTAGATGAATCTTTTTTAACTTTATAAAAAACAATATTGTTAATATTTACTTCTGCTTGACCGTTTTTATCTAACTTTAGATAAGACTCTATGTTTGTTTCTGTTAGTGCTACTATTTCAAAGTAATATCCGTTATTTGTTTCTGGATTCAACAGCACAGCCATACCGCCAGATCCTCCACCAATGCTAACGTTTTGGTTTGTTTGCGCTCCAGTAACTTGATAATAAGGTATGCTGCCAATTGGTGTTTGTCCACGAGTCTCATTGTTTTCAATCTTTCCAACAATTCTTACTCTTGTTCCAAAACCCCTGTAGGCGTTGTTTAATTCTTTGTATTGATAAGAAACAAAATTAACTGGTGTTTCTGTTGTTTTAAAAGACGGACCATTCATGACTAATGCCGATGACTGAATTGTTCCAGTCTGTGTTGATTTCAAACTGTTTACGTCTGTCTCTGTAAGATAACTGGTTGACATAAAGTTTTTAATCACGCCATTTCTTGTTGTCTGACGTGCAAGTGTATTATTTACTCCAGCGGCACCGATTGTTGTTGCTGGCACAGAAACGTCTTCATCTAGTATGGTTGTAAACAAATACTGGGTCTGCATGTTACAGCCACGCACATACGAGTTGTCGGACCAATAGGGGCTGATTCCTGCTGCATGAGAGACTACTGGTGTCCCAAACTGGCCCCTACCATGCTCATATACGGCTCCTGGCTGTAGTCTATCAATGCCATCAATGGTTTCATAGTAAGGGGTAGAGAAAATTCTTATTAGTCCTGTTGGATATATTTTGCCATTAAACGGTATAGATGAAAAATATTTTTGATACTCTTGATTGCTACTAATCCATACATTGCCAGTGCCAGTTACATTAAACTCTGCTGCATCATATCTAATAATTTCACCAGATGCATATAGGTATCCTTGATATCTTGTAAGCCAATAAACATTTTCTCCTATATCAAGTATGTTTTTTGTTACAATGCCGCCGCTTACTACTGGCAAATCTGAGGACAAGTCGGAATTAAGGGGCATTGCTCCTAAAACATAGTTTCCTTGTTTAGAGGCTACTTCGTTTATTGTTTTTGTGTTTTCTGTTCCTGCAACTTCCCATAACAGTGAAGGCTTATATATCCAGGTCTTATCACGATCTACCATGCTTGATTGTCTAATTGAACCATAAGATCTTTGTATATACCTAGTTGTATAATTAATCTGTCCATCATTATAAACTTTTCTATCTTCTGATGCAATGGCAAGAATATTAGGAAGATTTCCAGATGTATTATTTTCTACTACTCCAGAATCAGTCTGATTGTTTGATCCAGAAAGAACAAAGTCTGTTGGTCGTTCTGCTGTGTCTGGCATTAAATAATTCTTACTCATTACGATAAAGTTGTTAAACTCGTCAAAGAACATCGCAGTTTGTGTTGCTATTGCCAACTGGTTTAAAACTTCTGCAACATTTTGATCTGGAGCAACAAAGAAAAATGGTATTATTGGATCTGATTCTGTATCTAATCTTCTAAAAGAATAGTTACTAAATCCAATATAGTCAAGCAATGTAACAATTGCCATACTTAAAGATGTTTGTGTCATTAGAAGTCTTGGTGCAGGCATAGACTCTAAGAAGAAATAAAAATCACGTAAAGAAATTGATAACGTTCCTGCAGTTATGTCTGCCTGTGGCATACCTTCAGAGTAAAGTGTTTTAATTGGAACATAGTAATCAAATCCATCTACATCTACAATAATTTCATAAAAGTTAAATTTAATATTTTTTCTTACATAGTCTGCAATAATGCTTTCTGAATTATTAATATTGAATGCTTGATCATCATCAAAAATAGAAATCTGACCAGTTGATGCAAGAAGTTGTCCAACTGGTAAAGAAGTCATACCGATATCAGATAAAGTTTTTGTAACTCTAAAATCAATAACTTTGTCAGAAACATCAACAACCATTCTTGGTGACATTTCAATTAAATCAAAAGTAGAATCAAACTTGTTCATTACCTCTACAACAACTCTTATTCCCTGTACATAAGCAAACTCTCTATAAACTGTGCCGCCATTAATCTCATCAGTAAACTCTTCTGGAGATGTTAGGTCTGTAACAAAGTTGGTCTGGTTTGTTATTGTTTCTGATCCTAAAGCCCAGCCATACTCTGGAACAAAAGAATCATATCCATCGTCCTCTCCAGTTCCAGTATAAATATAAAATATGCCCTTGTCTCCAGTTGTGGGTATTACTAAGTATGCATAACCAATTGGCGCTATTGCTGGCCTTAATGTTACAGATGAAATAGTTTCAGCATAAACAAATATGTCTCTATACTGCTCAGGAATTATAAGACCATACTCTAGTTCTACGTATCCGTCTGCTTTAACTATTGCTGTTCCATCTGGACGAGTATCTGTTTCTAAGAAAGAGTAAGCATCTACCCAGTTGTTATTATTTAAATACTGAACTCTCCACCTTGATGGGCTTGTTTTGTTTGTATCTCCAAAAAGTGGGTCATCTATTGCCCCAGTGCTTGTAGTAAAAGGTCCAAGATTAACTGTTCCAACATTTGTTTGCATTTTGATAACAAATCTATTTGCTGGCACTGGATTTTTATAAACTACGAAAGGTACTGCATCTTCTATATAGTTTAAACCATTTAATATATTGGTTGCAATGCCACGTTCAAAATTATCTTCTGTTCTGTATGAAGTCCAATATTTAAACTCATCATACCTTGATGGCATATAGTATCTTGGTCTTTCTGCAATACTTGCTCCAGAATTTGCTAAGTACGTTCCAGAAAAGTATAGGGGTTTGTTTATTCCAGATCTGGGTCTAAATGGCTTGGTACAGTCTTCTAAAGAATATATCATCTTCATTTTGTCTTTAGGAAGTGTAAACTGCTGTGGTACTCCAGAGTTATTAACTCCGCCATCAACTACAACATCTGCATCTGTTGCACCTGTGTAGTAATTTCCTTCATCAATTGGATCAAAATTTACTGGTAGTGTAGAATATATAGAATCTGCTGTTGTAGGCCTATATCTATAATTACCTAATTTTTGAATATTGTCTGGCATATTCATATTCCACTCAGCCAAAACTAAAGACTGAAGCCTTAGTGTTGCAGAGGTTTCTAGATGTGTTTTTAATGCTTCATTAACAAACACACTATACCTCTTCCAGTGTTACCGAAATATTCCAAAGGTCAAAGTTGTTGCCTCCACGCTTAACAACAGAATAATTAAAATCTGCAAAATAAACTTGAACAATTTGGTTATACTGTGCAAGATGAGTAAATGCTGAATTGTCATCTCCAAAATTAGAATACTTATCATATGCTAGATACATCCAGAATGGCCCTGTATGATTTTGATACCAGTCTAAAATTTCAACACCTCCAGCACCACCGTCTGCTGTAAACTCTTGAGTATTATTTTCATATGGAGAGATTCCAGTTGCTGGATTAAATTCAGCATTTTGATAAAAAGAACGAGATGGAAGCATGTTCCATGACCAAGAAATGTTAATTTTATCTGCTATATGATAAGAGCGCATTCTTCCATTTATTGTTCTTTGTCTTTGCTCAAGTCTTTGATTTTGAAAACTAATTTCTCCACGGTTATGATCTGATAGTATTAAAAATTGATCAATAAGACTTGGATCTGTGTCTACTGGAACATTTGTGCCAACTTCGTATCCATTTGGAACATATAGTCCATCAACAAGTGTCCCAGGGTTATCTGCCCACAATATAGCCTGTGGTCTTTGATATCTTTTTCTACCCGTTAAATATGCTGCAGTAGCCATTATCCTCTTTGTCCTCTAACTCTTTGTGAATCAACATACCTTATTTCATTCATAACCGATTTAGCAATTGAGTCAGGATTAATATTTGATCCACCAACATTAATACCCACACTATAATTATACACTGTGTTGGAGTTGCTATTGTATGATGGCGCATTAACAGATGTGATTGGGGCAGACATCATAGTTGGTGAAGAAATAGAATAAGATGGCTGAGAAAAAGATTTTGGACTGCTGGACATACCAAAACTTGGCTGTGACATTCCTCGTGGATACTGTCCTTTATTCAAACTAGCAAGTAGTGGGCCAAACTTTTTTGTTGCATTTTTATTCATTACAAACTCTCCAGGAGTTAGCATTGCTGGAACAGTATCTGTTCCTTTTGCAAGACCTCCCCTGCCCATATATTTTGGAACCATTCCACCCTTTGACATATACTGGTATGAAACCATTCCACCGCCGCCACCGCTTCCAGCAGATGTTGAATTTGCACCCGTTACACGATCATATTCGGCCAATGCGTCTTTTAATATAAGATCTGCTGCTGCTTTTTTCTGTAGCAGTTCGCTAAATCTCCACCATTCTCCAGAATTTGATGCAAGATCGAATGCTTCCGCTGCTGCATCTGCTGCTGCCTGTGCAGCATCAACTGCCTGTGCTGCTGATATTAGCGAGTTTAAAGATGCATCATCTGCAGCACTGCTCGATGGAGCAATATAAGCATCGTTCAAACCAAGTTTTCCTGAAGCATTAGCAGCCGCTAACGCTATATCTCTCCACTTTTTTTCAATATCATCTAATAGTTTTAAGGTTGCTTCTATAACATCATTATAATCTCCAGCAGCAATTGCTGCCGCCATCTCAGCATCCGCTGCTGCTTCCCAAGCATCTCTTTGTAACTCAACTGCATCTAGTCTTGCTTGCAACTCTTCTCTAAGTTTGTCAAGATTTCTTTGTGCTGCATCAAGATTTGATTGTGCAGTTTTTAGTTGATTATTAGTTATTTCATAAATTCTATCTTCTTCTTTACGAATAGCAATTAATCTTTTTTCACGCTCTTCTTCTAAGTTATAAATTTTATCTTGAATTGTTAGTATTTCTTCATCAATTGATTTTCTTTGTTGATTAAGTGCAAATGTTCGACGCTCAATTTCAAACTGACGTTGTTCAATTTGAAGTCTAGTAAGACCGCTTACTGGGCTTCGTAGTGCTGATATTTCTGCCTGTCTTCCTGCTTCAATAATATCTCCAGCACTCTTTGCTGCAGACTCTGCTTGACTAGCCCTCATTTCTTGGGCTGCATTTGCTGCCGCTGAAATGTCTCCTTGAGTAAGCGCATCAGCAAGACCAATTTGTTGTTTTTGCTGGCCAATTATTTCTTGATTAATATCAGATATTTTTGTTAATGCTTCTGCCTGAGCGTCATATTTTTTGTTTATTCCTTCAGCAACTCTATCCATTACTGTAAGTTCTTCAGAAAGCATTGATGATTCATCAGATAGCGCTGCAAGTGGTCTTTCAAATTCTAACTCTATAACTCTTTGAAGGTCACTTATTTCTTCTTGGAAATCTTCAATAGGTCTTGTAATTTCTTTTTCAATGCTACGCTGCTCTTTTTCAATAGCATCTTGAATTCCCTGAATTTCTTTTTGTACAGCATCAACGGCATCTTGTGCACTCTTAACTTCTTTTTCAGCATCAATAATTTTTGGCTTATATTCACGTTGGGCTGCTCTTTCAAGGAATCCAAATAGTTCTTCTGCTTTTTTCTTTAATTCATTTTTTGCTTCATCTGGATTAAACATAAGTGTAAACTTAAGATCAATTGCTTCGCCAGATCTTACAGCATCTAAGTATTTTTTGATTCTTTCCATTATTCGTTCAGCAGTAGCAGATTTATCTACAAAAGATTCCATCAATGTTGGATTGTTAAAAATTGCTTCAATATCTTTTACTGTTCCACCTAATGCCAAAACTTGAGGAACAATTTTCAAGAAATCTTCCTTAAGAGTATTTTCTGTTCCAAGTGAATCTAAAAACTTTCTTATTGTTTCAGATCCAGCACGTTTTTCAATATCCTCCATAAGTGTTTTAACTTGATTAAGTTGTTTTGTACTAATCTTGCCTGTTGCAAGTCCTAGTGCAATAACAGAATCTTCAGCATATTTTGTTGCCGTGGCTGCATCAAATCCTGCCTTTTTAAGCATGTCGTATGCAATCTTAGTATTTTTTAATTCTAGTTGTTGTTTTTCTAATTGTTCAATTGCTAACTGAAATGCAGATTTTTCTGTTCCGCCACCAGCACCGCCGCCACCAGTTCCTTGAACCTTGTTTAACTCTTTTGAAAGTTCTAAGGCTTCTTTCATTGCTTTATTTAGTAATATTCTAGCATCTACAGAAGCATTGTTAGCAAAACCTCTTGTTGCTGCCTGGTCAGCAGTTAAATCTTTAACTCCAAATGCTGCTAGATTTGCTGCTGCTACCTTATTAAGGGCTTCTGCTGTTCTAAAAGCAAGAGCAGCACTAGCAATCAAATTAGCAGATACTCCAGCAATTGCAGCCTTAAGAAGTAATTGCATATCCTTTAGGTCTTTAACGCCCTTAACTGCTTTAGAAAGTGCTGGATCTATCGCATTTAAAGTTGCATTAAAAATTCTAATTTGCATTGATGCATCTGGTGCTGATTTAGAAATACTAGCAAACATGGTGTCTGTTATCTTAGTAAGGTCTTCTAGTCCTATTGACCCACTTGTTGCAAGCCTGTTTAAACTTTCTGCATAAGATCCTACTAGTTTTCCAGCATTTTTAATTGCTGCCTTTGCTTCATCATTTGGAACTAACTTTTCAACAATCTGTATTCTTGCAGCACGACCTTCTCCGACTGCGACCTGTTGGAAAACTTTTTCAAAGCCTTTTTGTGCTGTATCTGCAAACTCTTTTATAGATACATCAAACTGAGCATTTAATCCGCTCATTCCTTTTTCATCAAAGGTAATACTCTTGAAATCAAACTTTAGATCTTTCTTTCCTGCTTCTTCTTTAATTGTATCTATAAGTAATTGAACCTGCTCTTTTGCCATACCCTGAGAAATTAAATCAAGTCCCATAAAGGATAGAGAGGTTTGCGCTTGTTGATCTGACATTCCACGAACTTGCTCTATATTTTGTCCGTATGTTTCTTGAAATCCTTCAGATGCTTTTAATTCTTCTCTTGCTGTTCGTACTTTTACAGATGTTGCTTCAAGGTCTTTTCCAAAAGTTTCTAAAGATCCTTTAACTGGAACAAAATTAAACTGTTCAGATAAAAACTTTAACTTATCAGTACTTACTGTTATTACATCTGAAAATGCTTCTAGTTTTTGTCTTTCTTTTTCTCTTGCTGCATTTATCATTTTAGTTATAGAATAAAGACCAAGAAGACCTGTTGTTACAAGACCAATTGGACCAAGGAATCTTAAAAGAAATTTTCCAGCATTTAGCAGATTCTTGCCAAATCCAGCAATTCCTCCACCTTTACTAAACAAAGATTTAAACCCAGTTCCACCCATTGCTGTTGCAACAGTTGACGCTCTTGTTGCAACTAATTCTGTAACCTTTGCCTGTGTAAGTAATTGTGTAACAGACATTAATGCAAACAGCAGTCCTGAATATTTCATTACCTGTTGAGATAGATTTCCAAGTGGGCCACTTGCCATGGACCCTGCGCCAGCAAGAGTGGTTAATGCAAATGTTCCAGCCATAAGGCCTTTATTCATTGAGTCAAGTTTTTGTGCAGAAGTTTTTCTTGCTTTTACTTCTTGATCAATTGCTTCTTTCATTCCTGGAGATACCGCTGCGCTTGCAGCACTTGAAAGTCCCATTGTTCCTGGAGCACCCTGTGGTCGTACGGCACGTCTTCTTTGTTTTGCTCCACCACTTTGTGTGCCACTAACTGCTGCTGAACCTAGTGCTTGTCCAGACGCTGCAACTTCATCTTGCTGATTTGCCATGCCAACCTGAAGGCCACGAGCAATGTCTTCACCAATAGGAATTGTTTTTCTTGATGGTGAGTTTGTTCCTGCTGCTTGTGCTGTTGCCAAAACTGCTTGATTAGTAACTTGTGCTGCTGTTTGTGTAAGTAAAGATGCATCAATGCTTCCCATACCTCCAGCGCCTCTTCCAACAAGATGCTCTCCACCTAAACGAATATTTTTACCGCTTGGAAGTTGAACTTTCTTTTTCTTTGACATTTCTCCTGGAAACTTTTTACTTGGAACTTGGAAAGGAGTAAGTCCAGCACCTACGGCTGTTTGTTCATTAATATTAAATCTAACTTCAGTCAATGCCTGTTGAGCAGTATCAAGTGCTTGACGAAGTTGTGAAAACTCTGGTAAAGTGCTTCTTATTTCTCTTTCAATTGCAGCAAATTGATCCGATGTAATTGTTGCGTTTTGATCAATATCAATCATAGATCTAACTGCATTTTGTAATTTTGCGTCATATGTTGCTAGTTCTTCAGCAACTGCATCAGTCTTTACTCCAGCAATGCTTAATGACTTATTCCATTTTGCCAAACCTTGTTGTTCAAAGTCAGATAAGAAATCTTGTGCAGAAACAGCCTTACCGCCAGCCATGCCTATATTTAATTGCTTTGATTGTGTAAACCCTAATCCAGAATAAATAAATACCTTTAGTTGTTCTCCAAAAACAGTAGCAAGTTCTTTTAATGTCATCATCATTGACTGAGAAAGTGTCTTTGGTGCACTCTCAAGCATCTTTAATAATGAACCAATTTGTACCTCTGCTTTATCTGTTATGTGTGCAAAGTCTGTTGCTCCTGGCAATCCTCTTCCAACTTGATACCCTGGAATATTTCCTGCAATCATTCCGTTAATTAGTGAACCATACTTCTTTGACATATCTGCTGGAATTACTGTTTCTCCAGGCATTAATAGTGCTAATTCTGTGTCTTGATTTCCAGTACCGCCAACAACTACTGGCTTTCCCTTTGCTCTCTTAGTAGGTGCGCCACCTGGTGCTCTCATCATTCCAGGATTGATTGCTGCAAATTTTGCACCTGCTGCTGTTGCTTGTTGATATGCTGCTATAAGTTGTGTAATAGCACTTGTTTCTGCTGTAAATGTTTGTGTTAGTCTTGCATGTGATTGATCTAAAGAGTGAGATGCTGCCGCTGCATCAATCTGCTCCATTGTCAAATACTCAGTTTGTTCACCAAGTATTTGTGTTTGTCCAGTTAGTCTTAGGTATCCATTACGCAAAACCATTGCGCCCTTAACAATATTTGCCAAACCATTTGCAAGCAAACCAAACGTCATTAATGCTACAGGACCAATTGCTCCAATTGCAACTGTTAATACAACTATTGCTTTTTTTACTCCAGAAGATAGGTTGTTAAACTTTTCTACTATTCCACCAACAAATTCTAAAATTGGTGTTACTGCTTGTAAGAATGTTTGTCCAACTGGAACAAGTGCAAGTTTTAGATCTTCAACAGATTTACGGAACTTGTTCATTGCTGAATCAGCAGTTACTCCAAGTTCTGTTTCTGACAATAGCGCAAGATCTTCAATTGATGTACCAGCCAATTCAAGAACACGTGCTGCCTGACCAGTTTGATTTGTTACGTTATCAAACAAAGTTGACAAACGGGCAAACTGGAACTTACCAAATAGTTGCTCAATTGCTCTTGCACGAGTTAATGGATCAAGTGTGTCTAGTGCTTTGGCAAAGTCTACAACTGTTGCCTTTAAGTCTCCCTGGTTTCCTTCAACAATTTGTTTAATGTTGATTCCATAACCTTGAAGAATTGCAGAGGCTTTTTCAGTTGGATTAATAAGAGCGGCTAGACCAGACTTAAGTGCGTTGGCACCTTCTGATGCATTAATTCCACCTTCTTTCATTGCGGCCATAAAGAATGCTAAATCTTTTACGTCACCACCGAGTTGTTGAATAACTGGTGCAACTTTAGGAATTGCAGTTGTAATATCATCAAGAGATACAACAGTTTGGTTTTCTACTGCGTTAAGAAAATCAATTGATCCTGCAAGTTGGTCTGAAGACATCTTAAATGCATTTTGTAATGAAATGGTTGTTTCAAGTGCTTTGTTTGCTTCAATTTGTCCAAGAACAGAAAGTCTTGTTGCTTCAGTTGTCTGTCTTTGTAGATCTACTCCTTGGAAACCTGCTGCTGCAGCCTCTGCTGCAAGCCCAACTGTTTGAGAAACGGCAACGCCATACTTTGTAAACATTTGACCAAGAGCAGTTATGCTTTCAAGCGCAGCATCTGTTTCTGCTTTAGGAGTAAATAAATCCCCATAAACTTTTCTAAACTTAATTGTTTGCTCTTCCATCTCCATGAAAGTGCGAGTTGCTGCTGTTCCTAAAGCAATTAATGGCAGGGTAAATCCAACCATCAATTGTCTACCAGCCCACTGGGTATTCTTACCAAAGTTCAGTAAATTTGTAGAACCTTGCTTAACCAGTTGATTAAATATTGCTTGTTTTTGTGCTGCTATTTGTGTTTGAGTAGCAAAATTACTCATATCAAGTTGATTAGGCATGATGGCAATTGCCTTCATTGCACCGCTTGTATCACGACCTAATTTAATATATTGAGTTTGTAGTCTCTTAACACGATCTTCTGCTACTTTGCCGATTGTGTCAAACTCTGACTTAAACAAACTACCAAATGTTTTAGTTGCTCCTCCAGCAAATCTGAAGTATTCTCGCATTGAGAATTTGTTTTTTTGAAGTGAGTCTGTAAAAGATTCTGCGGTTGTTTTTACGGTGCGGAGTTCTGCAGAGAATGATCCAATAGCATTTACGCTATTAAGAAAATTCTTCTGCAGATCTCTCTGCGCCAATGCAGCAGACTCGCTGCTTTTAGCGATAGATGTATGAAACTGAGATATCTGACGTTGTAAAGCCTTTAGTTGGGCTAACGCTGCAGACGTATCAATATTAACGCCAATATTAGCATTAACATCAGCCATCTATTTACACCTCGCTTTTTAGTTTTTGTTATTAATCGTTAGAGTCTGCAGCAAGTGTTGTACCTGATGCTGCTTCTACGATCTTGTAGACAGTTGGTAAATCTAGAACTTCTTCTAGTTTCTCAATGTCTTCGGCTAGTTCTGGCTTATACTGCTTCATAGCAATCTGAACACATTCAACAAGAAGAGTCATTGACTTCTCGTTATTATCCGCCACCGCCGCAACTCCCTCAAACTTTGCCATGAATGGTCGAAGTAGAGAGATTTTTAATGGACGAACAGAGATTTCTGTACCATCCATAAGTGTGAGTTTTTGAGCCTCATACTTTGTTGTTGCCATTTTGCCTCCTATTTAGGTTAACCTTAATTATAGCATGAAACACTAGTTTTTAGGTTTCATTAGGTTTGGGTCTCTTTCATCAGAATAATCGAGCCCCATTCCAATTCCAAAGCCTACTTTTCTAGCATTCTGGCCTTGAAGTGAAAGAACGTCGTTACTGTCACTTGTTGCACCTCTGCTAAATACCCTGGCTTTCATGTCTTCCCATTCTTTTTGACCTTTATCAGGATTAGTAGATCCTTCTAAATCTACACCCTGTATTGCTGCCAAAAATTTCTTTTCTTCATAATCTAATTCTCTTTTACTGGCTAGAGTAACCATTAGTTCTGGCATAGATAATGACTCTTCTAGTTCTTGATAATCTTTCCAAATACCTAGAATAAATACCTCTGCTTCTAATTTTGCAAGATCTAGATCATCCCAAGTCATACCGCTGGATTTTGCCTGTTCTACAACTGGCTCTTCTGATTTTTTGTTTATTTTAATTCCAGCAGCAATGTCAATAACCTTATATATTGTTGGTAGGTCTAGATAATCTTCTACTGCATCAGATATTTTTGGATAGTATTGTTTCATGCAAACACCAACACATTTTACCAAAATTTCAATTGCAGAATCATCGTCTGAGGCATTTTTTACACCTTCAAACTCAAACATAAATTCTCTTAAATATTTAATCTTTAATGGTAGTATTTCTAATTCTGTTCCATCAATTAAATAAATATTGCCTCTGTTATATACTTCTGTAGCCATTTTATCTATTCTATCATAGAAACAACAAAGCCCACCCCCGAAGGGATGGGCCTGTTATTAATCTAAAACTAGATTATGTTGCTGGTGTCCAGGTACGATCTACGATCTTACCGTATGAACCAGATGTGTCCTCTGGTAGGAGACGGAATGAAACTTCAAACATTGAAGCCTCATCACGCTTTGCAGATACTGTTACATTCTCAATTGAGAGTGCACGGTATGCGCTGTAAACACGCTCTACGTATGCTGAGTCCGCACAGTCACCTGTACCTGGACCAACAGCAATAATTCCACGCTCTACTGGACATTCGCCAATATCGCCTGCGGATAGGTCAAGTGCCTGTCCGTTAGATGTGCTCTTTGTGCCTGACAACTGATCAGAGTTGTAAGCAAGTGCAAGAAGAAGGTTCTCAAGTGTTGCTTCAGCAAAAGCCGTTGCCATATTAACTTGCATTCCTTGCTTGTATAACTTAGCAACGTCAAGAAGTTGGTCAACCTGTACTTCGCCGAAGTCTGGTTGGAACTGCAATTCAAGGCCGTTCATTGTATAACCTACGTTAGTAAAATCATTGTCATCAGCGATTGTCTCTCTGTATGACTCGGATGATGTATAAGCAGGTAGGGTTCCAGCAGTTAGTGTTGTGTCTGCGACGAAAAGCGCTGCAGCACCAACAATAATGTTAGTAGACGTACCACGAGTGTATGCCATATTTTTTCACCTCTACTTTCAATAGAATCTATATTAAGTTGTTGGGGTGTTTCCTCAAAATAAGTATAACAGCATTTTTAAGTGTAAGGATTAGTATATGTTACCCCATTTAGGGTAATTTGGTCATTAGTATGATAGTCGTACTCAATAATTAGTTTGTTTGCGTATACCGTTCTGGCTGAGGCTAGTTCTAGAACGTCTCTGGTCTCGTCTGCCTGATATACCTTTAAGTTATGAAAATAAACATTGTATGGCTCTATGCCAGTGACAGGATCTGAGCACCATGCGTTTATGTCTTGGGCTGCTGAATCTTCACGATCAAGAGCGTCTGTGATAATTCTGTGAGCATCTGTTATTTTGCTTAAGTTGGTGCAATATAAATAATAGACCAACTGCTCTCTTTTATGTCTATAAAATGGGCTTGGTCTAAATCTAATTAATCTTTCATACTGAATCAATAGTGGGTCAGAGACTCCTGGTGCAGCAATATAATTTCTAAATACATCTTCTATGTTTGTAGGGGATGTAGGGAATATTGGAACCATTTGCTCTGTACCGCTTAAAATACCAAAACGTTGAAGTTGTCCAACAACATAGTGATTTACAAAAGTTGGTGGAAATGCGGTAACGTTAATATTTTCCATAATCTTATTCTACCCCAATCTTTGCATTTGTTATCCACTTGTACCCAGTAGCAACGCCTCTTGGTCTGCCCTGCTTTGCTCCTGCTTTTAAATTCTTTTTATAAATAGTTGGGTTGCTAATATAATCTGAAACTCCACTTGCTCTTAGGAATGCTTGAGTAAAATATCTTCTCATGAATTCATCAAAGATTCTTTCAAAAGAACCTTCCACTTCTGTTCCACCTGGATTTCTTACTGTAATTGGCTTTGATGTAAAAACAGTTTCTCCACCTGAGTAAAATCTTATTACAGAGTTTTTCTTTGGTTTTATGAAAACTGGAATTCCATCTTCCATTATTCTTGCTTTATTATAAAAAGGTGTATTAGTGTCTGCTTGAACACTTGTTGATTGTCTAAAAGTTGAGCCTATAGAAAGACCAAGATTGCTAACAGTATAATTAATATCAAACAGTCTTGCTTCTGGACTTCCAGTTCTGTACCACTCATATACGTGGTGAAGTGCTGAACTGTTTGCTCTTGCTTCAACATCTATGTACTCACCTAAAGCAAAAATAACGCCTCTTCCCAAATTGTCAAGAAACACCTTTTTGCCTTTTTGTGCACCTTCTAAAAACCCTAAAGAATAGTTTGCAATATTTAAAAGATCTTTTTCAAAGTTGTTTGTTGTTAGTGAAACTCTCATTAGTCACCAACTGTCTGGTTTTCGGTTCTACGCCAGAGCATTTTGTAGTATTCTATTTCGCCAAATGGACCAACAAATGGCTCAAGAGTTCCAACTTCATATATTGTTCCACGACCAGTTCTTGGTCCAGCAGTTTCCTTATAAAGTATAATATCGGTTTTGCTTCTAATGTTTGTAATAAGAATGTTTGTTATTGCATTTTCTGACTCATTAGAAGACACTCTTATGTCTGATCTTGATCTACAAACTAATTTTCCATCATATTGTAAAAATGTATCTGGCTTTAATTCAACATCTCCAGCACCGCCTACTGTAGTAGCATTGCAAACAATAGTTCTATCAAATACCCATTCTTTGTTAGGCTGACCATAACTATTTTGTGTAATTATAGGATAGTAAATATCAGCCTTCATTGGATAGATAAAATCTGTTGTATCGCAACTTATCATTACAATACTCCAGGTGTACCAAAGTTTGTTATATACTTTTCTAGGATTCTGTCTACTAGGATATTTCCTGTACCTTCAAGTGCAGACTTATCAATCTTAATCTTATATTGATCGGTAGAGTAGTCAAGGATATATCTCTTGTGATATTCCATTCTTCCACACTTAATATCATCAATAACCATTGTAATAGCATCCTGGATATCATAAGGCACTACCTTGTACCCAGTTTCAAGCGAGAACAGATAGTTGAAGGTTATTGGAAATGTAACACCTGCTGCAACTGCTAAAGTTACTGGGCTATCTTCTGTGTCATATAAATATATGGAATCTGATTCACCAAGCGGTACACCCTTTGGTGTTCCAACTGCTCTAACATATGAATCAGTCATTTGCTGATTCCATTCTTTAATAATTGCTGTCTTATCTTTTGTTAACAAATAATTCCACTCATATAATGCTGCAGGATCTTGTGTTGAATCCCAGACAAGTTCATTATTTTCGTAAGCCTTTAAGATTTTATAAACTCTGTCCCAGATAGCAAGGTAGTCTGTTCCATTACCATTTACTTCATACCAAGATCTTTCGTAGTAAAATCCACCTGGAACTATGGAGTCAATAATTGCTCTAGCCAAGGCTTCATACTTAATGTATTCATTAATTTCTGTTGCTGTGCCAGAACCATTAGTTCTTGCCAATGTTGTAGGATTTACATACGGACGCATAATCTCTAGGTTGTCTTCAACAACGATATCTCCTGGCTCTGGATTTTCAGAACCTGTTGAGTATACCGCTTCAAATATTGCTAAATAGTATGACTCATCATAAGAATTAAATTGATCTGGCAGTGTATACTCTAGTTTTGACGCACTGGTAGATACGATGGTTTCTGTAATATCGTTTACATTTCTTGTGCTTTCATTAATAACAAGAATATAATCAGTATTTGGCAAAGGAACATCATAAGATATTGTAAGCGGATATGGTGGTAAGCGCAGAATTTGCATTAGATTTTACCGTAGTGTTTGGCTACTTCTTTAGGCGATGCTTCACGCACTGCTTTATGAGTTAACCATTTAACGGATGCCTCCTTAGTGACAATGTTATATCCTTTTTCAAGGGCACC